TCAGTATCAACCAACACAAACGGAATACGAATTAAAAATTCTGGACTCAAAGTTGAAAACCTTGTTATGGAATCCTACGATCCACTTACAACTGCAACTAGAGCATCGGCATTTTCCGGGATAGTTGCCGAAGAAGGATCCACTCTTATATTAGGAACGGGTTTCATTGTTCGTAACTTTGGTGTTGGACTCAATATTAGAAACCGATCACTACTGTTCCAGAGTAACCCATCACAATTATCATACTTATCCTCTAGTTATTGTGGGATTGGTGTTAGTATCTCGGACAACTCTCAGGCAGAATTATTTAAATATGTAACAACTGGTTGCTGGGATGATGGGTTCGCTGTCGAAGGGCAATCTAACGGACAGTTCAATCAGTGCATTTCTATAGGAAATGGTAGAGACGGATTTATCGCACTCAGAAACAGCAACATAATTGCAGTTAGATGTTTCTCTGGTTACAATTGGCAAAACACTGCTAAACTATTCAGTATAAACACAGAAGCCGGAGTTGGTTTTGGGGCTAGATTAAATTCTAATATTGAATGTTCTTCTTGTTTATCTTTCCGAAATGGTTACGGATATTTCGCTGATAAGAATTCATCAATGAATGTTTCTTCTTCTGATTCGCAGGACAATCTTAATCGATCAGTAAGCGTTTCTGAATCTTCAAATGCGATCATAGGACCATTTTATTACTCCAAGGCAGATCAACACGGACATTACATAAGTGATGCATCTTTCAGTAGAATCTATGAGAACCAATTGGAGTTGACAGGTTTAGATTCTCCAACAGGTGTAACTGGAAGTGCTTTCACTGTGGCAATGAATTCTAGTGCAAACGTATTCGGAATGACACTAGAAAGTTACGGAAATAATGCTATTGAGGTTATTTACGGATCTAGAATAGTTGGATACGAAACAAGAATTTCAGGTGCTACCGGAAAAGAAGGTGACGCGATAAATTGTGTATATGATTCTATGGTTAGATTAAGTGGAAGCACTATAGGCGGAAATCCCATAAATAAAACAGCGTTGCTCGATGGTTACATCGAAATTAACGGAGTAGAACTCTGATGGCTAGTAAACGATTAATTATTTTCGATAAAGATACTGGATTAGTTGAGGAAATTTTAGAAAATACGGATGGTAATAGATCCAGACCTCTAAAAGACAATCAGTCTATTGCTGTTGCTTCAGAAAAACAACCACTGGCAAGCACTCCAGATATAACTAAAGATCTATTTGTTAGTAACACACCAGAGAATGCCGTATTTAGTAATACACCCCAGTTAACTCCTGGTCCCATCTCATACGACATACCCAAAAGATTAGCAACAACCCATAACGCTATGGGTAAAATCATCTTAGGTGGTCAACACAGCAACGTTCATTCGTTAGATGGTGAATTTGTTCAAACCTCAACCCGACTTGCTGACTATAATTTCTATGCATGGAACCACTGGATCCGTGATCTTAAACTAGAGATAGGCGACAACTTCCAACTTCTCAATCTCAAAAACAATATAGTTGATGGTATATACAAAGTTAAAGGATATGAGGGTGGTAAATTAAGAACACTAAAAGTTGCCGGGTTTACGACCGGTCAAGGTATAAGTGGGCAATTTTCTATTAGTGCAGGGACTTTTGGATCACCTGTCCTTAGCGGTGCAATTAGACTGCAATCAGTAGATGGAAGTCAATTTGGGCTTAGTGCTTCGGTTGACGGTTGTGGTGTTTATCAATTCAACGAAACAGTCGAACAGAGTTTTTATAAAGTAACAAACAACGGTGGAGTGAAGCACGATACTAGTGTAGCAAGACTAGGAGCCGCATCGGCAATCTTTAGCGGTGGAAATGGTACAACAGGTCCACAATTGACTGTCCCAGCAAACTCAGGGTTCAGTACAGACGGAGCTTCTAAGTACTACTACAAACTAGATACTTTTGTGAAATTCGACGGGGCCCCATCAGCAGACGCTGTATTAGCGGGTAAAGTCGGGGATGCTGCAAGCATCGCAGACGGATCATACTACCTTAAATATGAGTCTTCTCCATCATCTTTTGTGTTCAATTATTCAACTACCGCCAGTTCAACTGACTTTAATAAGTCATTGTCCACTGGTTCCCTTCCATCGGGCGTAACTCTAACCGAATGGACTCATGTTCAGGTTGAGTTTGGAGATCTAGAGGGTAGAATTTTTGTTGACGGAAAGGTACTAGCAGTACAGGCACTTGGTACAACAGAAGAAATTTTCTCAGATTCTTCTACTCATAATTTTGTCTTGGGAGCAGATGGACTTCTGCAAAATCCATTCAAGGGATATCTTGACGAAACTCACCTAGTGTTTGCAAAAGCCTCTGAGTCAGGTGCTACAGCTATATTTGGTCGAACTGGAGATCTCCTTGGAACTACTGCGGCAGGTTCGACTCTGGCAGTAGGTTTCACCATTCCAGTTCCAGCAACGAAGGGTAGTACGGGGGGAACTAATACTAAACTACTATTCAAGATGGATGGGATCCATAATTGTGAGTCCTTCACCGAAGATGGAATTAATGTAGCAGAAGCTAGTGTTCAGTCATACGATCACGATAGAAGAGTCATGTTCATATCTGACTATGGTTTTACTGGATCAATAACTGAATTTAGCCCAAGCACAACTAAAGGACTTCTCAAGGGATACAATATTGGTGCTGGTATAACTGGTGCATGTGCTGGTGTAACTGGAAATAGTCTTGCTACTAGACCTATTGTAGCAGCAGAAATAGGAAGAACTGCGGATGGATTGACATTATCAGGAATGATTACAACACTCGGAGAAAGATCTGAACTACAACTTCTCAGAGACTTGCTGGGAAATCCTATGTTTGGTCAATCTGGGGCTCGTGGAGACTTTACCAATCTGTTTGCTGGGAACACCGAAGATCAATTTGGAACTGGGGGAACGGGATCAAACGGAACTACTGTTGGACCACAACAAAGTCTTCGATTCTTCGCCAGTGAAGGTAATCTAAACAGAATACAAGAAGCGAATGATTTAATTGGTGTGTGTTCTGGTTTGAGCGGAGATGTATTTTACTTCAACAATGCAGAAGGAAAGAACTTCGGTATTTACGGATACGAGTTGTCAGATCTATTGATCGATGTTATAACCTTCAGAAACTTTAAACGACAATCAACCGATAGAAACATTAGTGATGTTAAGACGGCAACCAGTCTTGACAAATTATCGATCTCGGGTAAAACCAAGTCCGTCAGCGTTAAGGGTAAGTCAGTGGGTATACAAGCTCAAGTCGGCTTCCAAATTCTAGATTTCGGTGGTGGTTGATAATGCTCAGATTTTTTCAGAATGATGAAATCGTAAACATCAACGGGAAAGAGTTCGATTTCGGACTCTTTCTTCTTTCTGAGCCTTCATACCAATACAAAGTTGGATGGTCTAGAGATTATATTCCAAACAAAAAACATACTACTACAAATGGCAACACATCAAATGCTTATCCCAAAACTTGGTCTGATGGTGATAGATATTTAACGATGGCGAGTGATCTCATATATCTAAAAGAATATGTAGAATCCGAAAATATATCTCCATAATTCCTACATATAGTAAAGGAGAACTCTATGGCAGAACCTAGCACAAGAGAAGAATTAAAACAATATAGTCTTCGTAAATTGGGTGCGCCTGTGATCGAGATCAATGTAGACGATTCTCAATTAGAGGATCGTATTGATGATGCTCTTGCTTTATATACTGAATATCATTTTGATGGCGTTGAACGTAGATATTACAGATATCAAATCACTGGTGCTGATATGGCCAGAGCAAAGGCAGATCCTCTAAATGGTGGTTACATTGAAACAAACACAATTGATCCTAGTATTATCAGTATTGTTAAACTATTTCAATTCTCTGAAAGTACAGTTAATATGTTTGATGTTCGATACCAAATGTCTTTAAATGACTTTTATGGTATCAGAACTGGTATGGGTAGTATTCACAATTATGATATAACCAAACGGCACTTGTCTCTTCTTCAGCAAATGCTAGATCCAGAAAAGATGATACGCTTCAATCGGGTAACCAACAAGTTATATGTTGATATGAATTGGGAAGAAGATGTAGAGTCGGGAGATTTCTTAGTCTTTGAATGTTACTCTACCGTGGATGCACAGGCATACAGCGAAGTATATAAAGATAAATTTGTGAAGAAATATACAACAGAGCTGTTCCGTCATCAATGGGGATCAAACCTTTCCAAGTATGACGGTATTCAACTCCCAGGCGGTGTTCAGTTTAACGGTAGACAAATAATGGATGATGCAAGACAGCACCTAGACAAGATAGAAGAAGAAATGTCTCTCCGTTATGAACTTCCAATAGACTTTATGACGGGATAATCCAATGGCAAAAAACAGTTACTTCAATGATGTTAATTCAGAGAACAATCTACTGAATGATCTTACCATAGAAACTATTAAGATTCATGGTAGAGATATGGTGTATATTCCCAGAACGCTCGTTAATGAAGATGAACTATTTTCTGAGGACACAATTTCTAAATTTGAAAATGGCGTAGAGATTGAGATGTACATCAATTCAATTGATGGTTTCGGAGGGGACGGAGACTTCATAAGTAAATTTGGTCTTGAGATTAGAGACTCAGTTGAACTCGTGGTTTCCAAGAAAAGATTTGAACAGTCATTTTCACATAACGCAACTATAACCCGACCGAGAGAGGGTGACCTTATTTTCTTTCCTCTCTCAAAGGGTTTATTTGAAATAAAATTTGTAGAACACGAAAACCCGTTTTACCAACTAGGAAAACTATACACGTATAAACTATCATGTGATCTCTTCGTATACAGCAACGAAGACATCGACAGTGGCTTTAGTGAGTTGGACAGTTTCGATGATGACAGAAAGACTTTAGCTCAGGACTTAACTATGGGAAGCCTTGTCGGATCCACTGCCAACTTCTATGATGGTGAAACTGTATTCCAAGGAAGTTCTTTGAAACTTGCTACTGCAACTGCGACGATAGTAGACTGGAACTCCAGTACTAAGGTTCTTCGTCTTGATGAGATTAAGGGTAGGGTTGATCCAAATGCGGATGAGTTGATAGCCGATATTACAGCGTTTAAGGTTGGAACAAACGTCGTAGGCTCCAAGTCATTCTCCCAGTATACAGTTAGCGGATCTACTGCGTCTGATCTCATAGTAACCGATGACCAATATAACGATTCTTCCATTCTTGATATAACAGTCGATGAAGATGGAATAATAGACTTTACTGACACTGATCCATTCTCCGAGGGTAAATATTAATGTTTGGACATTTCTATCACAATTCAGTTCGCAAACTAGTATCCGCCTTTGGTACTTTATTCAATGAGATTGATGTCAAGAGATACAATTCGGATGGTAGCGTAAAAGAAACTGTTCGAGTTCCTCTTGGATATGGTCCCAAAGAAAAGTTTTTAGTAAGATTACGACAAGCTAGTTCAATAGATGATGGCGTAAAGGTTAGAGTAACTGCTCCCCGTCTCGCTTTTGAATTGACTGGATTTAACTATGATACCAGCCGAAAAAGAAATACTCTTTCCAAGAGAATTGCAACAGGAGCATCGGCTGGTGGATCTCACATAAGAAGAAATTTTGCAGAAGTTCCATATAACTTTGAGTTTTCCCTTTCCGTGTTTGTACGACATATGGATGATGGACTTCAGATAGTGGAGCAGATCCTCCCTTACTTCACACCAGAGTTTATCGTGACAATGAATAATACCGACTTAGATAAATCGGTAGACGTTCCTATTGTTCTATCAAGTGTTACTAACACAGCTGAATATGATGGAGGCCTTGAGACTGGTAGACTAATAACATTTGACTTGAATTTCACAGCAAAGTCTTATGTGTATGGTCCAATCAAAGAAGCGAAAATCATTTCGCAAACTATCACAACTTTCTTCAACCTCGAAGATATAGATGCCAGTGGAGGTATTACAGGAGCCACGGGTGCATACTCTAGAGTTGATGTTGGCGTTAGTGGTGGTGCAGGAAATACGTATAACCTAGTTAATGGTTACACGGCAGATACAAATCTTTTCGTTCGTGGTTACTCAGCAGGGGTAACAGGAGGACCCGGTATAGATGTACTTGGTAATACAATATGACAAAAAAATCAATAAGTGATAAGATATCAGAAGCACTTGATGTCGAAACTCCAGTATCAAAAGCCGACATTGAAATTAAAAAACCTAAAGAAATCGAAGTATCACCCGATGACGATCTAAATAAAGATTACATCTCAGTCAGACGTAATCTGAAAGATCTAATTCAAACTGGTACAGGAGCAATTGACGGTATTCTTAATGTGGCATCAGAAGGTGAACATCCGCGTGCATATGAAGTTGCTGCACAACTTATCAAGGTAGTAACAGATACCAATAAGGAATTGATGGATCTCCACAAAAAGGTAAAAGACATTCAGAAGGATGATGTCAAACTAACCCAAAATAATACCACAAACAATGCCATATACGTGGGATCAACCACTGATCTTCAATCTCTGATAAATCAGGATAGAAGTCAAGCCAAGAAGAAATTAAATAATGAAGAGGATATTATAGATCAATGAGTGAAGGTTACCTTGGTAATAAGAATCTAAAAGCAGCAGGAAAAAACGTAGAATTTACTAAAGAGCAGGTCGAAGAGTACATGAAATGTGCTAAAGATCCTGTTTACTTTATTAAAGAATATGTTCGTATTGTATCTCTTGACGAAGGGCTTGTTCCCTTCGGAATGTATGATTTCCAAGAAGATATGGTAAGGCAGATTCACGACAACAGATTCGTAATTGCAAAATTACCTCGACAGACTGGCAAGTCAACTACAGTTATATCTTACTTACTCCATTACATTCTGTTTACGCAGGATGTCAATGTTGCTATTCTTGCTAACAAATTAGCCACTGCAAGAGAACTCTTACATAGATTAAAGTTAGCATATGAGTATCTTCCACCTTGGATGCAACAAGGTATCGTAGAATGGAATAAAGGGTCGATTGTTCTTGAAAATGGATCCAAGATTCTAGCATCAGCTACGTCTTCAAGTGCAGTCCGTGGTGGATCATTCAACATGATCTTCCTTGACGAATTTGCGTTTGTTCCTCAAGGGGTGGCAGAAGAGTTCTTCAGTTCAGTATATCCAACCATTACATCTGGACAGTCAACTAAAGTTCTAATCATTTCAACGCCAAAGGGGTTGAATATGTTTTATCGTTTCTGGAATGATGCGGTAAACAAAAGAAATGATTACGTTCCTATTGAGGTACACTGGTCTGCGGTTCCGGGTAGGGATGAAAAATGGAAAGAACAGACTATAGCAAACACATCAGAGGAGCAGTTCCGGGGTGAGTTTGAATGTGACTTTATTGGTTCTTCTTCTACTTTAGTTTCAACGTCTAAACTTAAATGTCTATCATACCAAAATCCAATAGTTTCAAATGATGATGGTTTATCGTTATACGAAAAACCAAAAAAGGATAGAGTCTATATTACTACCGCAGACACATCCCGTGGACAGGGGAAAGACTACAGTGCATTTGTTATATTTGATGTAACAGAAATGCCATATAAAGTGGTTGCTACCTACAGAAACAATACGGTATCTCCCATGTTATATCCAACAGTTATCCACAGCTTATGCAAACAATATAATGATGCACACTGTTTAATAGAAATTAATGACATTGGCGGCCAAGTAGCAGATATTCTTCACGCAGAACTAGAATACCCAAACCTCATAACAGTGCTTGTAAAGGGTAGAAAAGGACAAATTGCTTCTTGGGGGGGTTTCGGTGGTAATTCTCAAATGGGTATACGTCAAACCAGTGTAACGAAGCGTGTGGGATGCTCAACGTTAAAAAGTTTGATTGAGGAAGACAAACTTATAGTCAACGATATGCACATAATGGAAGAGTTGTTTTCATTTATATCCAAGCGACATTCCTATGAGGCTGAAGACGGACATCATGATGATCTAGTTATGTGTCTAGTTATGCTTGGATGGTTAACCACTCAGTCTATGTTCAATGAGTTCATCGAGGGTTCATTCAGAGAAAATCTATACGAAGAAAAGATAAAAGAACTAGAGGAAGAAATGACACCCTTCGGTTTTATGGACGGTGACCTAGAAGACCAATCATTCGTAGATGATCAAGGAGATCGCTGGTATGGGGATAGCAACCAAGATAATGACAGTGATTCGTCTTTTTGGTGAATTACCCAGAATCCTAAATAACTCTGATCCGTTAAATTATGTAAATACAAGATAGACGGTCTTATCAAAGGAGAATAACATGGGATTTCAAGTCAGTCCAGGCGTAAACGTCACAGAAATTGATTTGACAACAATTGTCCCGGCAGTAGCCTCAACTTCAGGCGGTATCGCTGGAGTATTTCAATGGGGACCTGTAGAGGAAATCACGCTTGTCGATTCGGTGAATGTACTAAAAAGTAGATTCGGTGGTCCTGATGATGATACATACGAATATTTTTTCACCGCTGCAAACTTCCTCGGTTACGGTAACAGCCTTCAGGTTGTTCGTGCAGTAGGAACAGATGCAAAGAACGCAGTTTCAACAGGTGGAACAGCAAGATTATTTAAAAATGAAGTAGATTTTGAAACAAATAAAGGTTCTGGGATTGGTCAATTCTTTGCCAAGTACCCAGGCGTTCTTGGAAACTCCATCTCCGTTTATGGATTTGATGGTGGAGCAGCAAGTGACGGAGAAGTTGGTGTGACTATTGGTCTGTCAACTGGAATCGGAACTACAGTTACCGTTGGAAGCACCCAAATTTCTATTGGATTGGGTACAACCCAAGGTGCGGGACCAAACGTTCAGAAGGGTGATGTTCTTCAACTCCCATCTGGTCAGCGTGTTCTCATAAACGAAACTGCTATCGGAATTACCTCACCATTCAAGTTGAACACTGCTATTTCAACTGAAGTCACAAATGGCGCTGGTGTTACTCTCCAATCTAGATATTCGACACTATTCCCAAGACTTGGAACTAAGAGTGTATCTGCTACAGGAACTGATGTAGAAAACGCTGGTGGAACAAACGACCTTTTCCACCTTGCAGTAGTTGACCATGATGGTAAATGGACTGGAGAAAAGGGTACTGTTCTCGAAACATTCGAGTCAGTTTCCAAAGCAACAGATTCCAAGAAGTTTGATGGTTCTGCTAACTTTTATAAAGATATCATCAACGAAGAAAGTCAATACATTTGGGCGGATGATGATCTTGCGGGAGTTTGTACTGGAACTAAATCCAATACAACCTTTGGTAGCATTACTGCAAATACAGACTTGACTTCTTCTGGTGCGTATGGTGTTACTCTTGCAGGAGGAACTGCCGCTAAGACCGCAGCAGAAACAGCCTTGTACACTGCCGGTTACTCTAAGTTTGAAGATTCAGAAGTAGTTGATGTTTCTCTTCTTCTTTCTGGTCCTGCTAGTGCTACTGTTCAGGGACTTCTGGTTGATCTTTGTGATCAGAGAAAGGATTGCATTGCATTCTTGTCTCCTAATCCACTATCAGACTATAAGAATAAATCAGAAGGAGATGCATCTAAGAATGCAGTGAACTATAGGAACAATTCACTAAACAAGAATTCATCATACGCAGTCTTGGACACAGGATTCAAGTACATGTACGATCAGTTCAATGGTGTGTATAGATATGTTCCACTGAATGGTGACATCGCTGGTCTTCTAGCAAGAACCGAACGGGAAAATGAGGCATGGTTCTCACCCGCTGGTTTCAACAGAGGACAAATCCGAGGTGTCGTCAAGCTGGCGTTCAACCCAAGACAAGCCCAAAGAGATGATCTCTATCAGGCTGGAATTAACCCTGTAGTTTCATTCCCCGGTGAAGGAACAATCCTCTTCGGTGATAAGACTCTACAGAGTAAACCAAGTGCATTCGACAGAATCAATGTTCGTAGACTGTTCATTATTCTTGAGAAAGCAATTGCAACTGCTGCCAAGTTCCAACTCTTCGAGTTTAACGATGAGTTTACTAGATCGCAGTTCAGAAACTTGGTGGTTCCATTCCTTCGGGATGTTCAGTCAAGAAGAGGTGTCACTGACTTTAAGGTTGTTTGCGACGAAAGTAACAACCCCGGCAGTGTAATTGATAGAAACGAGTTTGTAGCTGATATATACATTAAGCCTAACCGTTCGATCAACTTTATTCAACTGAACTTCATTGCAACACCTAGTGGTGTATCCTTTGAAGAGGTAGGCGGATGATAAACGATGGGCCCTTCGGGGCCCTCATTCTAACAGGAGAATTTTAGATGAATATTAAAAATTTCCAGTCAGCCCTGACACAAGGTGGTGTTCGCACTAACCTCTTCATCGTGGAAGGCAAGATTGGTCAAAACACAAGTAATAAAACCAGATTCTTAGTAAAAGCGGCGAGTCTTCCCCCTTCTACACTGGGAACTATTCCAATTCCATATCGTGGTCGTACGATCAAGATACCTGGCGATAGAACCTTCGATACATGGACACTTAGTGTTCTCATGGACGGAGATTATGAACTTAGAAACAAGTTCGAGGCATGGGGACAACTCATCAACGAAAACGAGAACAACACTCCACAAGTTGATGGTGGGTTCTTTACAAGTTCTGGTTCAGGTTTCAATACAGATGTATTCTGTGAGTGGAAGATTTCTTCCCTAAATAGACAAGGACAGGCAATTAAAACCTACGCAATGGTAGGCGCTTGGCCTAGTGATATTAGTTCTGTAGAATTATCGAATGATAATACAGATACCCTCGGTGAATTTACTGTTACGATGCAGTATCAATATTGGTTAGCGAGTTCTGGTCAAGGAAGTGCTTCAGATAAGACTCCGGTAACAGAGTCTACAGCAAACACGGATCCAGAAAACGCATTATGATTTAGGAATGAATAATGCCCATTAATGTATTTGGTTATAGTATTGGAAAACAAAAAGATCCCCTTGAAAAGGTAGTTTCATTTGCTCCACCCGAGCAAGAAGATGGAGCTTCTGTAGTTCAAGGTGGGGGCTTTTATGGCACTTATCTTGATCTTGATACTTATATCAAGAATGATATAGATCTTATCTACAAGTATAGAGATATGGCCCTTCACCCCGAGGTGGAGATGGCCATTGATGACATCTGTAACGATTCTTTAGTATATGATAAAACTAAAAGTGCCGTTTCGTTGAACTTAGATGAAATTAATTTATCATCCACAATCAAGAAAAGAGTTATTGAAGAGTTTGATTATATCCTGAAACTACTTAAGTTTAAGTCCAGAGGACATGAGATTGTAAGAAAGTGGTATATCGAATCTAGAGTTTACTACCATGTAATTCTTGATCCAAAAACACCCAAGAAGGGTATTGTGGAATTAAGACCCATTGATCCAACCAAGATCCGTAAGGTTCGACAGGTTAAAAAGAAGCCTATGAAAGATTCACAGGCTCAATCATACAACCTATACAGCGACTATGATGAATTTTATATCTATAACGAAAAGAACCACAAGGGTCCAGCAAACATAAGTGGAACTGAGGGTTTTGATACAGGATTGAAGATTGCTCCAGATTCTATCTGCTATATCAATTCTGGATTATACGACACAACACGAAAGCGTGTATTTGGATATTTGCACAAAGCAATTAAACCCCTTAATCAGCTTAGAATGATTGAGGATGCTGTTATTATCTACAGAATCTCCAGAGCCCCTGAGAGAAGAGTATTCTACGTTGATGTGGGTAACTTACCCAAGAACAAAGCAGAACAATATCTGCGTGATATCATGAACAGATATCGCAACAAACTAGTATACGATGCAAGCACAGGTGAAATACGAGATGATCGTAAGCATATGTCCATGCTTGAAGACTACTGGATGCCAAGACGAGAAGGTGGTAGAGGTACGGAAATTACTACCCTTGATGGTGGACAGAACCTTGGAGAAATGGAAGATGTTGATTACTTCAAGAAGAGACTTTATCGTTCCTTGAATGTTCCTATCTCCAGACTTGAAGCCGATAATGGTTTCAACATGGGCAGAGCAGCAGAAATTTCAAGAGACGAAGTTAAGTTTTTCAAGTTTATTGAGAGAATAAGAAATAAATTCTCTGAGCTATTCTTAAATCTGCTTAAGACACAACTTGTAGTTAAAGGTGTTATGAGTCAGGACGAGTTTGATGAAATCTATCAAGATATTATCTTTGATTTCAACAAGGACAACTACTTCAGCGAACTGAAAGAAACTGAAATCATGCGAGATCAGTTTGAAATGATGAGAGAAGTTGGAGAATATATAGGTCAGTTTGTATCAAAAGAGTATGTTTATAAGAAAGTTCTCCGTCTTACTGATGAAGAAATCGACGAAATGAAGAAACAGATAGATATAGAAAGAGAAGAAGATCCCCAAGTAGAAGGAGACTTTGATGTCTGATCAAGATTATTCCGATATGTTTAAGGCAGTTGTCAACTCAAGTGTCGTTGACTTTGAAGATGCATTCTCCAAAGCAATTTCTAATAAAGTTTCAGAAAGATTAAGGGATAAGGAATTTTCTGTCTCTTCTTCTCTATTAAACCAGCCAAACCAAGAAGGAGAAGAAAATGATCAAGCAGATAGTTGAAGAAGCATTGCTTGGTAATTATACCAATTTTGCCGAACTCTTTAAAGGAGAATTATCTACCCGTCTCCACGAAGCCATTGAAGAAAAGAAGCAGTCCGTTATCGACTCTTCTCATAACATGTGCGAAAGTTGTGAAGAAGAAGAAGAAGAAGAAGTAGAAGAAGGTTATTACGGCAACCCTCATCCCAAGAAGAAGATGAAGGAAGAAGAAGAAGAAGACTACGATAAGGATGACCATACAATGGATCCCAAGTCGCATGTCAAGAAAGAGGGCCCTGAAAAGTTCTGTGTCTATCATGAGAACGGCAAGAAAGTAAAGACATTCGATAACAAGAAGGATGCCGAAGCATACGCCATGGAGAATCATGATGATCTCATGAATGAAGCCTATCACTCAAAGAAGAAGAAGATGGAAGCAATGGATACTGTCGGAAAAGAAGATGGAGACATTGACAACGACGGAGACACAGACTCTTCCGACAAGTACCTTCTTAAGAGAAGAAAAGCCATTGGTAAAGCCCTTAAGAAAGAAGGCGCGCCTAAGAAAGGCAAGAGTGGGGGAGGTTACTGATGTTACTCATTACTGAGGTAAACGAAAACATTCAGACTATCTGCGAAGAGGATAAGTCAACAGGTAAAAAGAACTTCTCTATTGAAGGTATCTTTATGCAAGCAGAGAAGACGAACCGAAATGGTAGACGTTATCCCAGAGAAACTCTGATGAACGAAACCAATCGGTATTCTGAAAACTACGTCAGAAAACAAAGAGCTTTAGGTGAACTTGGACATCCTGAAGGACCTAGTCTAAATCTCGAAAGAGCCTCCCATATCATTACTGATCTTCAGATTGAAGGCAATAATGTAACAGGAAAAGCAAAGATTCTTGAAACTCCATATGGAAAGATTGTTCAGAATCTAATTGAGGGCGGTGCTAAACTCGGTGTTTCGTCTCGTGGAATGGGCTCAATCAAACAAGATAAAAACGGAATTAATGAAGTTCAAAAAGACTTTATGCTTTCCGCTGTTGATATTGTTGCTGATCCTTCTGCCCCTGATGCCTTTGTTAATGGTATCATGGAAGGAAAAGAGTGGATCTATGATGGTGGAATTTTCAAAGAGAGACAGATTGAAAACTACAAGCAAGCAATCAAAGAAGCGACGACAAAAGAATTAGAAGAACGGAAACTTGAAGTCTTTACGGACTTCATTAAAAACCTATAATTTATAAATAACTTGGAACTTTGCAAATAAAAGGAGTCTACGAATGGACTATAAAGATCCTATCGAAGTAGCTAAACAACTTCTCTCAGAAGAGAATTTGGTAGAGGCTGAGACTATTCTCGACCTCGATGATGAACAAGATACTGAAGGTAAAAAAACTAAAATTGATACAGACAAGGGAACAAAGAAAGTGCAAGAGCCAAAGATGAAACCATCAAAGGCTAGTGCAAAGATTGATACTCCGAAAGCAACCAAGGAACACCTTGTTGCTCTGTTCAATGGAGAAAATCTTACCGAAGATTTCAGAGAAAAGGCCACAACTATCTTTGAAGCAGCAATTAACGAGAGAGCCAATCAAGTAGCAGAAGAACTTCAAGAACAGTACGAAAGTACTCTTGCTGAATCAACTGCATCACTTGAGCAGCAAATCACTGAAAGACTTGATGATTATCTCGGTTACGTTGTTGAAGAGTGGATGTCGGAGAACGAAGTCGCTGTCGAGTCTGGTATTCGTACCGAAGTCGCAGAGAGTTTCATTCATGGTCTTAAAGATCTCTTTGAGTCTTCATTCATTGATGTTCCAGAAGAACAGTACGATCTGGTTGATGGACTTTCAACTGAGGTTGATGAACTTCGCTCCAAGTTGGACGAAGCCGTCAATGTAAACATCGAACTGTCAAAGGACAATCTTATCAGTGAGTGTGCTTTGGTATTTGAAGAAGAAACCGAAGGTATGCTCGAAACCGAGATTGATCGTCTTCGTACACTAGCAGAAGGTATTGAGTTTGATTCTCTTGATCAGTTCAAAGAGAAACTTACTGTTCTTAAGGAATCATACTCCGAGAACACTGCACCTTCTCTAACCGAAGAAGATAACACAACCCCAGATCCCAGCGTCCAAGAAAGTACTCAAGCTAGTCCTTTAATGGAACGTTACACCCGTGCATTAAACATGCCTTTTAAATGAACATCAGGCATTACTAAAAGAAATTAAATTCAACAGGAGAATTAAAAATGGACTCTAACTTAGGTTCAACCGAAATGCTTCAGGAAAAATGGGCGCCAGTCATTAATCATAATGACATGCCCGCTATTGACGACCCTTACAAGAGAGCAGTAACTTCTGTTCTTCTTGAAAACCAAGAAAAGGCTCTTCGTGAGGATAACCTCATGGAAACCCCAGCGAACGCCGCTGGTGGTGGACTCGGCCTTGCCGCTGGCAACAGCAACGCTAACATGCAGGGATATGATCCAATTCTTATCTCTCTCGTTCGTCGTTCTATGCCCAACCTCATGGCATATGATGTCTGTGGTGTTCAGCCAATGACTGGACCTACTGGACTTATCTTTGCTATGCGTTCTAAGTACACCTCGCAGAGTGGTGCAGAAGCACTCTTTGATGAAGCTCGTAACCACGCTGGTTCTGGTGCTTCTGGTGCTTACAGCAATGTCGGTGACGTTGTTGGTGGTAACTTCTTTGATCCTAACAACGTTGCATTGGGTGCTACTCATGACCCCCTCGCAGGTCTTGCTGGGTTCACACGATCAACCGCTGAGGCTCTTACCAACACTGGTGCTAACACATTCCCAGAAATGGCATTTAGCATCGAGCGTACCGCAGTAGAAGCTAAGACTCGCGCCCTCAAGGCAGAGTACACTACTGAACTCGCTCAGGATCTCAAGGCTGTTCACGGACTTGATGCAGAGAGTGAACTCTCGAATATTCTTTCGAGTGAAATCCTCGCTGAAATCAACCGCGAAGTCATGAGAAACATCTACAGAACCGCTAAACTTGGCGCTCAACACCTCGACCTCTTCGGTCGTGCAGTTGGTGCGGTAAACGCTGGTGTTTCTGGTGCTGGTGCAACTGCTACCAACCCACTGGTTTCTGGTGGAACACTCGGTGTTGGTGGTGTCTACGACATCGCTAGAGACTCCGATGGTAGATGGAGTGCTGAACGCTTCCGTGGACTTATGTTCCAAATTGAGCGTGAATGCAACAAGATCGCTAAGGATACTCGTCGTGGTAAGGGTAACTTCATCATCTGCTCATCAGATGTTGCCTCTGCTCTCGCTATGGGTGGCTTCCTTAACATCTCACCTGCACTCAACCAGAGTCTAAGTGTTGATGATACTGGTAACACCTTTGCTGGTACTCTTAACGGTAAGATCAAGGTTTACATTGATCCTTACGCTGGACCAAGTACAGCTCACAACGCTGCAAGTGACGCTGGTCGTGACTTCGTATGTGTCGGATATAAGGGAACCAGTGCATACGATGCTGGAATCTTCTACTGCCCATACGTTCCACTCCAGATGGTACGTGCGGTTGGTGAGAATACTTTCCAACCTAAGATCGG